TTGCTGACATCCAAGAGCAGGACAACAAGGATCGTCACTCAGGCTCCGCGCTTAGAGTGATGAACACTGGTGGTTATTATTGACGGCTCCTATTACATGGGCGGAAGCCACATCTCCGATATACTGGAGTAATATAGGAATTAACTGGAACTCCCCTGCTAAGGGTGAGTCTCCATCTTTTGCTGTAGATGCTGGATATACGACAGGCGGTACAGTTGATATGGCTTCGTCTGCCTCTTACGGAGTAGACGTAGGCGATACTAAGTCTGCATCTATAACCGCGCAAGCCGCCGCTAGTTATGGACTAGATTCTGGCTACACAAGTCTTGGAACGATACAGATTCCTGCATCCGTTTCATTTGCTAATGATATGGGTTATGCAAGTCTTGGAATACTAACTAATGCCGTAGCATCTGCAACCTACGGAATACAAAATGACTACAGCGCAACAGGGTTGTTAAATGCGGTAGCCGCCGCATTGTACACAGTAAATAACGGATTCACATCTGATAATTCATTTTTGTGGAATGACGTAAGCGATCCTAGCAGTACATGGTCTGCTGTATCTGACCCCACAACAATATGGTCTGACGTAAACGACCCAACAACCACATGGACGAAAGTTGACTATCCCCATTAAACCAGAAATAAAAGCCGATGGAGGCTTGATTATGCAACACGATACTAACATGGGCCTCGGCCTCAAGAACGTATGGACTATTGAGTGCTACGACTCTGAGGGTAATCTAAAATGGGGCGAAACCAAAAAGAACCTTGTTACCACGGAAGGGCTAAACCACGTTCTGTCCAGCACTCTTGACGGCGGTACGCAGATTACTACTTGGTATGTCGGGCTAAAGGGTACTGGCTCTGCCGCCGCTGGTGATACGATGTCTTCTCACGCAGGCTGGACTGAAAATACGGACTACAGCCAGTCAGTGCGTCAGACCCTTACGCTGGGTACGGCATCTGCTGGTAGCATTGATAACACCGCAAGCAAGGCAACCTACTCGATCAACGCTACCGCTACGATTGCTGGTGCGTTTATTACTAGCGACAGCACTAAGTCTGGAACTACGGGAACCTTGTACGGTGTCGTAGACTTTGCATCATCCCGTGCTGTTATCTCTGGCGACACGCTTGAGGTGACTGTCACGCTGACTGCGGCGAGTGCGTAATGGCTGTCGAAAGCGCAAGTTGGGTTACACAATTAGTTGCTACCAACCCTGTTGTTGGCGACCCAGTAGGCGAGGGTGACGACCACCTTAGAATGATTAAGACTGTTTTACAGAACAGTTTTCCATCATCTTCTACTGCGGCAATTGTTCCCAATATGTCAGGGCAGTCTGGCAAATATTTAACAACTGATGGTACTGATGCGTCATGGGGTACAGTCACTAGTGGCGACCCTGCTGGCACAGCAGTAGCAATGGCGATTGCTTTAGGAGGCTAAATGGCTAACGCATTTAAGAACGCTGGAGCGGCAATTGCGGCATCAAGAACAGACGTATACACCTGCCCAGCGGCTACCGAAGCAGTTATTCACGCTTTGTATCTGTCTAACGTAGATGGTGCGGCAAGCGTAGATGCAACGATTGAAGTATATGATTCATCTGCCGCAACTTACTATCATGTCGGCAAAACTATTCCAATACCTGCCGACTCTACGCTTGTGTTTGACAAACCAATCAACCTAGAGGTATCTGATAAACTTACGATCACCGCATCTGCGGCATCTGACCTTGAGTGCTTTGCAAGTATTCTGGAGATTACATGAGTTATATAGGTAGGGTAGAACAGAAATCCAGCGAAATAAAGCGGTTTGACGTAACCAGTTCTACGTCTGCAACTCACACGCTGTCGTGGGCGCCTGTTAATGAACAGTCGTGCATTGTCACTATTAACGGTGTTAAACAGCATGAGGACGCATACAGCGTATCTGGCACAACTCTGACCCTTACCTCACCTCTGGTTGCTACTGACAAACTGGAAGTTATTGGTATTCAAGATGTAGGCCAGACAGTAGTTCCGGGAACTGGAGTAATTGTTGACAGCATGGTTAGCGGTTCCGCCGCTATTGCCAATTCAAAGATTGCTGGTTTGGCTACTTCCGCTACTACTGACACGACTAACGCCAGCAATATATCTTCTGGCACTCTGGCTACTGCACGTTTAGGTAGCGGTACTGCTGACTCAACGACGTTTCTTCGTGGCGATCAGACTTGGGGTACACCATCAAGTCTTTTTACTTCTTACGCCATCATTTGCGATCAAAAACCATCTGGAACAGAGGGAGGAACATTTACAAAAGGTGCTTGGCGAACAAGAGATTTAAATACTAAAATCGCTGATCCCGATGGTATTGTTTCAATTTCCTCAAACCAATTTACATTAGGCGCTGGATCATATCTGATTAAATGGTCTGCTATTGCCGCTAGGGTGGAAAGAAATAAATCTTCTCTTTATGACGTTACAGGCGCGGCGTACATTGATTACGGAGATACACGATGGGGGATGAATTATGACGGTGAACCTGAAGCCTCAACAGGCATAGCAAGGGTGACTCCTAGCGGATCAAATGTTTACGAAATTCGGCACTATTCCCACGAATCATATGCAACTTATGGATTTGGTTTTGCGGGTAGTAATTCAACTGGAGGCGTTGTTGAAAAATATACTTTTGTTGAGATTTATAAGGAAGGGTAATGGACATTAATCTTTGCATTCACCATTTGGGATTAAACGCAAACCAGTACCGATTGACGCAATCGCCGCCGCCACATGAAATTATTGAGTGGAGCGGCCCTTCGCCAGAACCAACGCAAGCAGAACTTGAGGCCGCATGGGCTGAGATTGAGGCTGATCCAGATTATCAGGCGCATCTTGCTGATCCCAGAGTGCAATACCCACGATGACTAGAACTACTATCCGCTCAGAAGATATTGTAAGCCCATTAGATTTATCAGATGGCGTATTACAAAAACCAGAATTAAAAGATTATTCAGAAGCAGTAAATGCTATTGGCTCTACTGGAGGCGGAACGCAAGACATCGACATGACGCTTGGCAATGTAGTTACTGCAACTGTCGATACTTCTGCTAATACATTCACTTTTTCCAATCCTCCGGCATCGGGCAAGGCGGGGTCGTTCACGTTGATCTTGACCAACGGTGGATCACAGACAGTGAACTGGCCAGCCGCTGTAGATTGGGCAGGAGGCACAGCGCCTACATTAACTACTGCTGGCGTTGATGTTCTAACTTTTACTACTGTTGACGGCGGCACTACTTGGTATGGGTTTGCCGCTGGTCTGGATATGCAGTAATGCCTTTAGGGGCAAACAAGGCGGCTTTATATGCCGCTTCCAATGCTGGTTTTTCTGCTACAGGCGGAACAATAACTACATCTGGTGGTTATAAAATTCATACCTTTACCTCTAGCGGAACCTTTCAAGTTACTTCTGGAGAAGCAGACGTAGAGTATCTTGTTATTGCTGGCGGAGGTGGAGGAAATGGCGGAGGTGGTGGAGCAGGTGGCTATAGATGTTCTGTTTCTGGAGAAACTTCTGGGGCAAATAGTTCTGCTGAATCAGCCTTAACTGTTTCTGTTGGATCTTACACGGTAACAGTAGGCGCTGGTGGAGCAGGAGGGGCAAGTCCCGCTAATGGTTCTAATTCTGTTTTTAGCACAATTACGTCAACAGGCGGTGGTTATGGCGGAGGTTCTGAAAATGGAAACAGCGGCGGTTCTGGCGGAGGAGGTGGATGGGACAATTACTCTGGCGGAAGCGGCACAGCATTGCAAGGAAGAAACGGTGGAAACGGCGCTAATGGTGTTTATGCTGGAGGCGGTGGTGGAGCATCTGGACTAGGCGGAAATGCTGTTGGAACTGGGCCACCGGGAAGTGGAGGAAATGGAATTTCATCGTCAATAACAGGCTCTTCTGTTGCTAGAGGGGGCGGTGGTGGAGGCGGTGGAGTTTATGGAGCATCTGGTGGGTCTGGCGGTGGAGGAGCAGGCGCATCTTCAAACGCTACTAGCGGAACAGCAAATACTGGTGGTGGTGGCGGTGGTATTTACAATTCTTATCCAGCGGGTTCTGGAGGTTCTGGAATTGTAATCATTAGGTACTTGGCATGAGTCATTTTGCAAAAATTGAAGAAGGCTTGGTTACGCAGGTTATCGTCGCAGAGCAAGATTTTATTGACAAACAAGACGGCCAATGGATACAAACTTCTTACAATACTAGAGGTGGTGTTCACTACGATCCTAATACTGGTGAAGCAGACGGCGGCGTAGCGTTACGAAAGAACTATGCAGGTATTGGATTTGCTTATGACAAAGATCGTGACGCATTTATTCCGCCGAAACCATACGCAAGTTGGACTTTCGATAATGCCTCTTGCCTATGGGAAGCACCAGTTCCTATGCCAGCAGATGGCAAAGCCTACCGATGGAATGAGGAAACATTATCTTGGGAATTATTAGATGGCATTAACTAAAGTCACATCATCAATGACAGAAGGAGGCGATAACCTTCAGACTGATATTGCTTTGCTTGGATTTAAGGTAGCGGCTAATGGATCGTTAGCGGCTTACGGATTAAGCAAACAAGCAATTGATGCGTTTGAGGATGCTAGCGGTGTAGATTCTGGAGCATCTAGTAGTGC